TATTAAACCGTATGGCCCTTACGGTAGAAGTCTTTAAACCTGCCATTGAATCTATATGTTGAACAACCACCCATAAGTCCCCCAGCAACAACTTTTATAATCCACTCTTTGTTAACCAACTCTTTTAATGCATTACTCATGGCTTGTGTCCCCATTACATCATTCATTTCTGAATAGGTTAAAGTTACTTCGCTTAAAGTTTTATAGTTAAATTTAGCTCTCATATAAATATAAACAATTTTAGCCGAATTTGAAAGTTGCCGAAATTCTTTGTCTTTTAATAAATCATATCTAATCATTACAAATGGGGGCGATTTTTTCTTCTTAGCCATTTTTTCCTTTTCGGATAGCTTCTAAAACTTCATCCCATTCATAATGCCTTTTATTATCAATAAGAACAAATTTTAAACAGGCGGAGGCCGCAATTCGATAAAAAGCTTTATTACTCATTCCAAATTTCCGGGCAATTTGTTTTTGTTCAATTAACATAGTCTAAAAAATAAATTGCCCGGATGCGCCGTGGATATATCTGGAGAATCAGCGCAGAGCCGGGAATATAAAAAAACCAGCTTCAAGATTTTCTCGTCGCTGGTTATACTATTATTTTTAATATCCATTTTATCCATTATCAATTCTCCAGTTGATTATTTACTTTACCACAACACTATTTCTTGTCAAGACTTATTTCCCTTGACAAATTTTTAATTCAGGTGTAAAGTTTAATCATAAATGAGGTCGCACCTCATATTATTAAATTTATGGCGTATGCTAATTAGCGCATACGCTTTTTTTATTTTAAACTATGAATATACGCCAGCAAAATTATAAGAAAAATCGGCTCTTAGGCATGAGACCTATGAATGCCGCAATCGCTGCTAAGTATTCTCTCTCTTATGCCAAAGCTAGGGCGTATAAAATTGAGCAGTCGGTGAATGTCGGAATGGCCGATGCGTTTGAGCGTGCAGGGTTAACGGATAAAGCGATTGTTGAGCATGGAATACGAGGGCTGGCAGCTAATAAAGTTATTTCCGCAAATATAATTTATGGCGATGCCGACGAGAAAACTAACGATTTTATTGATGTCCCCGATTGGAATGCCCGCCATAAATATTATGATACTATTCTCAGGCTTACTAATAGATTAAAAGATTCTGCTGGAGTAAATGTGGAAGTAAAAACTATCCAAACCATAGTAATCGGTGTTCCCCAAGAAAGACAGCCCGAATATGTCAACCGCCTTGCAAGTGTCGTCTGATTTAAATCAAAAACCCGATTTTATTCTTACGGGATACCAATTCGATTTTATTTATTCCACGCAAAAATTCCCCGCAATGGTTGCCGCGTGGGGAACTGGTAAATCGTTATCACTAATTCTCCGCGCATTAATCTACGCGCAAGAAATCCCAAACAATTTAATATATATTCTCCGTCGGGAATGGGTGGACTTGAAAGATTCTACTATTAAAGATTTTGAATTATACACCGGGCGCACCGTCGGAAGCGATAGGAACATTAAATTTCCTAATGGCTCAATAATCATGTTTCGGCACATCGAAGAACTTAACCGCGCCGGCAAGAATTTGCAGAACGTCAACCTCGGCGCGTTTTTTATAGAGCAAGCGGAAGAGTTGCCGACGGACAGAGAGTTTTATATTCTTTACGGCAGGCTTCGCCGGAAAGTCATGCCGAGCGAATATTTTAAAAAACTAAAGCTGCCCGAACATACCGGAAGCATTATCGCTAACGTATCTGGGAATAATTGGGTGAAAGAAATTTGGAAAGACCCGCCGGATTCCGGAGTTAATAAAAAAGATTTTCCGTTAATTGAAGCAATCACCGCAGATAACGCCAAGAATTTAAGCCAGGATTTTCTTGATACTCTCGCGTTACTCAAAGAAAAAAAACCGCATATATATAACCGTTTCGCTTTAAACGATTGGAGCGCGGAAGTTGAGGGCAAGGTATTTAAAGGCATTGATAATGTTATCGCCGGCAGTTTCGTCGAGCCTAAGCCTGGGCATGATTATATATTAGGCGCTGATTTTGCTAAGACTCATGATTTTAACGTTGCCACAATAATTAACCGCCAAACTAAACACGTGGATTATATCGAGCGGTGGAACAATACGAGCTGGAATTTAACCAAGGAACGGTTCTCGGCAATCAGCCTGAAATACAATAACGCGTTATTAATACCGGACTCTACGGGAGTAGGCGATCCGATAGTCGAGGATTTACAGCGGGCAGGGGTGAGGATTTATTACACGCAAAAACCTAACAGCGATATATCCACTCCGGGCATTAAGTTTAATAATATCAACAAAGAAAATCTGATAGAGAAACTACAAATATCAATCGAGCAGGGGTTAATCACAATACCCAGGCATGATGATTTAATCCAGGAGTTACGTGATTTTGAATGTATCATGTTACCGTCGAGAAATTACAGGTATCAATCGCCGGTAGGGAAATTTGATGATTGTGTAATCAGCCTGGCGTTAGCGGTTTGGGGGTTATTTATTTATTCTCCGGAATATGTTGAGCCAAAACCTATTACTCCCGCTGAAACGTTCTGGCAAAGAGTTAATAAAGACAGAGAAAGATTCGCGGTATTTAACGGGCAAGGGAAACGTGAAATATCCGCCGATGCGGAGGCGAGGACGATATGAAAAGTAAAAAGCCGGTGACATCGTGGCAAGTATCGCGCAAATTTAATTTGCTCAACAGAAAAATTGAGGAGATAGAAAAAATTGTTAATGAAATGCGGAAAGGGTTAGAAACGGTTAATGGTAAAACGTTGTCCGTTGGGGAAACAGACGAAGAAAAACAGAATAGGGCAATCAAAGAGCAAGGCGGGATACGTTACGGAGAATAATTATGCCAGAAAATCAGGTTAAAGAAACGCCGGTTGACACGGAGTTAATCAAAAATATTATTACCAAGAAAGACAAAATCCAAAAAGGGCGGAATATTTATGAACGCCAATGGCTCGTTAACATCGCGTTTTTATACGGAAAGCAGCATTTCATTGCTAAGAGCAGTATCATCAACGCAGGAATTGAGGACAGGATAATTTGGGAGTTAGAGTCGGAAGAACGCAAAAACAAAATTAAGAAAACCGCGAATTACATTTTGCCGTTATACCGTTCATTACTGGCCCGGATGTTATTAATGAAATCGCATACCACAGTTGAACCGACGACGAATAGCGATAGGGATAAATCAGCGGCGAGGGTTGGCAGCGAAGTGATAGAAGATTTTTGGCAGATGTGCAATAAAGCTAATCCGGTATTATCCCAGAAATATTCGGGGATGCCGATAATACTAAATAAAGTTATTGGATACGCGTTGACGACGGGGAAAGGGTATCTCTACCCATATTTTAATTCTAAGGCAATGGCTAAATATTTCCTGGCAGGGGAAGTCAATCAAGGCGCGGTGGGTGAAGTAGAATGTTACCTGATGAACCAGTTTGATGTGTTTGAAGACCCATTAGGCAGGTTTAAAATCGTGCAGAGGGTTTTGAATATTGAAGATATAAAATCACAGTATGGCAAAGCAGTTAAAGCGGAAGATATAACGTATTCCGGCGTGGAACAACAGCTGGTAAATATGTTGGAAGGCAACGCGGAAGATAAAACAAAGTTTGAAGACGCGTGCCGGATATTCGAATATTGGGAAACACCGAGTGAGAAATACCCGCAAGGAAGGTTTGTCATAGTCACGACAAAAGATGTGTTGTTAGACTCAGTTATCCCGCCGGAATATAAAAGCAAGATACCATTATTCGATATTAATTATTTAGATTTAATGTTATCCCAGTTCCCACAGGGAATGGTTGAGCAGCTGATAAGTTTACAAGAAGAATACAATTTTACCCTCACCCGGATACACTCGTATAAAAAGACAATGGCGGGAAAACTTAAAGTCCCGAATACCGCCAAGATGTCCAATAAATACGACGAGGAAGTTGGGCAGATAATATTTTATGAGCCAGGACAAGAGCCGCATTTTGATGTT